TTATCTTAACTCAAAATGATTCCATCCAGCTCTTGCTCGGATTATAACAGCATTGTCGTATGCTCGCTTTGCTCCTTGGCTGTACCTGTGATTAGGATAATATTGACTTAATCCGTTTGGTGATGTTACAAAGGCTCCCTTTAATAAGGGTTTCTTAAACTGATTAATTATTTTAATCCATAATTTATCAATTACATCATCACTTATTACCCCCATTGCTGAATCAAATAGTTCTGTACCATTATCTTCGCCAATAGTAATAAATAAGTTTCGACGAGACTCTGATATAAACTGGTTATATTGCTCGCTTGCACCAATTTCTATATTCTGCCTACTTAATATAATAAATTTATACCTCTCCATCTCGCTATGATGAATATAAATGTGTTTTAATATATCCTCTCGGCAATAAGGAAATAAGTTTACTCCATATACTTTTATAGCATTTTCCTCAATTACACTTTGAAGAAACTGAGTGATTTCACAATATCTTGCATGAAATTGAAAATTTATTTTTTTCATAAATACCTCTAATGCATATATTTGTACAAGATTATATTCTGCGTCCTTATGGTAAAAGAAAAAGCTCAAATTCAATATACCATATTTTGAAGTATGCAGTGAGCGTTATGAATTCTTAAGCCAGTCCTGAAATACCTGAAAGGAAATCTCCCCAGCATCACACTTGGCTTTTTCTTCTCTGGCCTTTTCACTCCACGCGTAGAAAGCATCCTGCTCAATCTTCCCAGCCTTAATCCAGCCAAAGCGCTTTTTGTACTCCCGGCGGTAGACCTTGAATATATCATCATTCTTGCGCTTTTCCGTCCAAGCCTTGATTGACCCTACATCCCTACAGGTGCGCCCCTTCTCGTCAATGGTACGGTTGCAGTATTCCGCATCCGAACGCCCGGAGAGGGCAAAATACTTCCTGCAGTTTTTGCAGATGCGCACAGGCTGTTCCCGCTTCACAAATTCTCGCACAAAGTAGTCAATCATGTCATAGATATTTTTCGGATACAGCACCTCGGTAAAGGTTTTGCGGTCAATAACCTCAAAGCTCATGGGCTGAGGCTGAAACTGAAAGGTGTTCAGCTGGTCACTTCCACGATAGTTATAATACCGCACCATCTTTTTCTGCACCGGCTCCTTGGGGCTGGTATCCAAATCCAGCACATGGGCAAAGAGTGTTTTAATCTGCTCCTGCATCGTGTGGATATTTGATGGAATGTGTGTCAACTCCTTGCGGGGCAGCAGATCAAGCACATTCTCATAATTATGCCGTTTTGCCTGTTCCAGCCTGTCCCGCCATTCCAGACGAAGCAGTTCAAAGTAAATGTGATGGGAGGCTATCGTGTCCAATGCAGTAAGTACCTCATCCACATACCGCTGTTCCTTAGAGGAATACAGCTCCATAATAGCTTTGCCCATCCCGTCAAACAACTCGCCATATGCCCAAACGTCCAAATAAAGCAGCTCCATCAGACTTGTCCCGAAGGGCAGGTCTTTTTTCTTTTTCTGTTCATTTCCATATTCAAAATGCTCGTTGCCATCTGCAACCCAAACCTTGTATGTGTAGCGCATCCTTTGTCACCCCATTCAACGACTTAATATTAAAATTATTATACATTAGTCTCGATAGGATTGCAAGGCTTTGTTACTATATAATTAAAAACTAAATATTATATATTTTATAGTTTAGTCGTTGCGAAGGGAGATGATGTCCATGACTTTCAAATAGCAAAAAACCGCCACTCCACGGCAATGGAATGACGGCTCGTGAAACCGTAGCGGTTTCAAAAATTGGTTGCTCCTATTGTAACCCAAGAGGGGCGGAAAAGCAAGGGAGCGTTTGCGGGGCTGGGGGTACGCTCACTACCCTTTAGGGTAGGCCAGCATATTGTTTGTATTGACAGCTGGTCGGGGGCGCTGCCCCCAAGCCCCCGAGTGGCGCACGCTGCTTCTACGGAAGCAACAAAGCTCGCTTCGCTCACGGTGCGCCTCATAAGGGGGACCAGTCCCCCTTATGGTATCCCCCTACTCTCCGAGGGGACAGGAACGAAAAGAAATTCAGGAGGTATGCTATGAAAAAAGACAAAATGTTTGCCATGCGCATGAGCACAGCGGACTATGACCGCATTCAGAATAAAGCGCAGCTGTCTGGAATGACCATGCTCAGTCTGTTGAAAATCTTGTAAATCCCTATGACCCGGATGCCGAGCGCCAGAAATACGAACAGGAGCGTATGCTAAAACGAACAGCATATCCTAACTGTCAGAATGGAACAGCTGGTGAAGGAAATTGAAAGCCACACAGAAAAGCCGTCAATGTAGAACGATTCCTCAAAATTGTAGAGAAATACACTGACATCAAAGAGCTGACACCCGAAATCCTCCGTGAATTCATTGAGCGTATTGAAATCTATGAGCGCAGTGTTTATCGTGGCAAGGATGCCACACAGCAGATTGATATTTACTATAACTTTATCGCTCTGATGCCGTAACAATGGAAAAGGCACAGGATACGAAATATCCTGTGCAAATCCTAAAGAAGTAGGAACTTACCTATGCCGCCCCATCTAAAGCGGCTGCTTTTTACTTGGAGCGGATGATGGGAATCGGGTGTAGCGGTCGAAACACGCGTTCCGCGGCAAAGGCGTTTTTTCGCTTGCTATTAAAAAGTTTGCTTCCCTTTTGCGGCTTTTTCCCGGGTTTGATTCCCCAGCATATGAAAAAACCAGCCAAAGCGGCTGGTTTTACTTGGAGCGGATGATGGGAATCGAACCCACACGGTCAGCTTGGGAAGCTACAACAAAAACTGCCGTGAGCCTTAGAGCCATGCGGGTTTCAAATTACGCTTGACTTGCATCTGACTTGCATGAGTCTAAATAATTGTCCAGTTTAGCCATTGACTTGCGCTTATAAACTTTGTCAAGGTGCGTATAGATTGCAAGGGTCGTTTTAATATCTGCATGGCCAAGCTGGTCTTTTGCTGTCAGTACGTCCACGCCGGCGAGATACAGCAACGTTGCGAACGTATGCCGCAGCCAGTGGGCGGTGATTGGCGGAATCGTCATGTCAAATTTGCGCCTGCCGGGTTTCTTCATTTTTTCTTTGTCCGCAAAAGTCCTTTGTCCGTATTTATTATTAAGTGCAGTCATGTAGCTTTTCCATAGGGAGCGCCAGCCGTTGTCGCTCATAAGCTTTCCACGTACATTCGCAAATACAAGTTTGTTGATTGCTGCCGTCCCCGGAGGAAAGTCTTTTGCCTTCTCTTCGGACAGATAGTCTGTAAGCCGCTGGGGAATATCAATTGTACGCATACCAGCTTCTGTTTTCGTCATATTCTTGACTTCGAAGTGGCCGTTCTTTACTCTTTCAACACTCTTGTTTATCCTGATTGTCTTTGCGATTAAATCAATGTCTGACCAAGTAAGCGCCAACAGTTCCCCACGGCGCAAGCCGGAATACATCATTATCACAGCTGCACGCCTTGCCCGGTGAGGGGTATTTATAATCCATTGTTGCTCTTCATCGGTCAGCGCTCTGCGGTGTTCCTGCGGAGCGTCGGATGGGATTTCTACTGCAACCAATGGGTTGTAATCAATCACTCTATTGTTAATTGCGAGCTGCATGATCTGGCTTGCGGTAGAACGCACAAATTTTAATGTTCGTTTGGCTGTTGTCCTGCCGGTAAAAGGATTCTCTTCTGCCAGGGAAAAAAGATAATCCTGAAAATCCTGCGCCCGCAGCTTAGAAATCTGTACATCCCCGCATACTTCTTTCAGACGCTTTATGCAGCCCTCGTAATTTACATATTGGCCGTGCGACACTCCTTTTTTTGTGAGCAAAAACCGATCGGCCCATTTTCCAAAAGTATCGCGGTCGGCGGTAACGTCGATCCCTTTCTTCATGGACAACTTTATTTGCAGGGCTTTTTCATCGGCTTCTTTTTGTGTGCTGCCGTAGACGGTTTTGTATTTCCGTTTGCCGTCTATCTGGCCAAGATAAACCTGCACGGCAATGCGCCCATCGTCGCGCTTTGCATTTGTTTTTTTAGGCATAATTATGGCCCTCCTGTTGATTTTGGAGGGCTGAAACGGTATAATAAATATGCGTCAAAGTTACCGTCAGCCCTTGGTTGATGGTGAGCCGTTCCGGGTGCAACCGGGGCGGCTTTTTTATTTATGCCGGGAATTCAATAGCAGCTTCCTCGTACTGCTTTTTGATTAAAAAACGCATAATAAAAATTCGAAACTGGTTTTCAACAGCAATTTCGAGCGGGTGGGTTCGCCACCTGTCGCGTAGCTCCAACTCTTTAATATATTGACTGCGATAGACGGCCGCCTCATGCGAGATCCCGCAGAGGTGCATGATCTCATAAGGCTCAGTTACATTGCAATCATGCAATACAATAGAGGGGCAAAGCACCCTCCGGGCGAATCCCTGTGCCTCCACCTCAAACATAGATCGTTGTTCGGAGCGGACACGGGTCAGGCTCGGAACCTCGCTGGAGATATGGCCAAGCACAATATGCGCGATTTCGTGCATCAGGGTCCACCGGATCACCGGCGCCGGGAACTCGGTGTTATAGCAAATAACAAAGGTATTTTCCTTTTGACTCCAAAACACAAAAGCTTCCGGGCTGAATCGGTCAATCACATTTGCAATCGTCCGGCCGATCCGTTCGGCAAACTGTGCATAAGTGTAGAGCTTCCAGCCGTTTTGATTTATCAGTTGGTGAGAGTTGGCCGGCAGAGTTTTAATGCCTTGATCTAAAATAAATTGCCATGCGGCATCCCGCAGATAGTTTTGCATTTAGTTTTCGTCCTTGTCCTCGTCGTCGGACGCGTCATATAAGGCTGCCGCCTCCGCTATACCAGATATATTGCCGTCCCGTGCTGCCGCCGGGGCGGCATTTTCTTTTATATAGTCGGAGCGGAATTCTTCGTAGTTTTTATCATCCAGCGCTTTATCTACCAAGCCATGGACGAATTTTTTCAGAACTTGGCGTTCCATATCATTCATCTGCAAAACGCTTTCAATTACCAGGCGCTGAATACCATCGAGATTATATTCTCGGGTAAGTTCGGCTAAAACAGAATCATCTGATTCTTTAAACATTTCTCCGATGCCGTTCCGGAGCCAATCAGGGCTTATGTGAAAAGAATCGCAAATATCGGAAATAACACGGTCTGTAACGCCAATACGTCCCGTTTCAATACTCCCAAGATTGGAGCGGCTGATTTTGATTTGAGAAGAGAAGTCTTCTTGAGTTAGATTAAGGATTTCTTTTCTTAAATATTTAATTCTTTCAAATATCTCCATTATATCACCTGCTTTCATTTACGAATATCATACCATTATCGTTTTTGTGTGTCAATCACAAAATAATTTTTAAAAATGATTGACAAGCACGAAATTAACGTTTAAAATGTGATTAAAGCACAAGGAAATCACAGAAAGGAGGGAGCGAGAATGCAGATCAATTTCAAATTGCAAGGGAAAACGATGGATGAAGTAAAAAATGCGATTAAAGAGATTTCTGAAATTCGCAGGGAATTGAAAAAAGAACACCCCGATGTTGTAGTGAACATCGAGGTGAACATTAGCTGATTTGCTGTAAGTGAAGTTAAGGTGAGAAAAAAGCCAAGCAGTAAAGGGCATAGGAACTAATATGGAATAGTTATCCGGACGCTAACTGCCATTTTTCCAGAATCGTCTTTTTCTAAAGATAAGATTTCAGCGGAAGAATCCGGATGATCTTGTAGTAGAGGGCTGATACCAGCGTTAAAGCAACCTATTTTTTTGTTACCGACTAAAGCAATGCATTTTCCCATCTGCTGGTCAAAGTGATAAAGGACAGTATCTCCAACGCTGCACCCCGCTATATTTGCTTGAATTTCTTTGCTTCTAGTATTTACAAGATGGAACGTAAAGGACGTTTCTTTCGGTTGGTTTTGTGAAATCGTAGGGGACTGAATGTTTATTGGTGGAGCATCATTGATACCCAAATCAAAGTTCTGTTGAAGGTAATCAAATACCTTTGCGGTTACTATTGCATCTGCCATAGCCCGATGCTCCGATTTTTCCCTGATTTTTAAGTTGTTAGCGACTGTCGATAATTTGTAGTTTTGATAATTGGGGAAAATCCTACGGCAGAGTTTTAATGTATCAATGTAAGCAATGTCTAAAGTTTTTGCCATGTATCGAAGTGCGCTGCTCTCAATAAAATCCGTATCAAATTTGGCGTTATGTCCTACTAGATAATTTTCTCCTAAGAAATTCAGAAAATCCGGAAGAACATTTTCCACGTAGGGTGCATTTTCCAATATTTTATCAGTAATGCCAGTTAGATCAATGATTTTTGACGGCAATGATGTTCTTGGATTTACCAAACTGTGAAAACGCTCTACTTCGAGTCCATCAACAAACTTTATTCCAGCTATTTCAATAATATCATCGAAGTTAGGATTTAAGCCAGTGGTTTCAACGTCGACCACAACATAATCCGGTATGGTAGGTGGCTTGGAGGATGGCAACGGGTTAGATTTCGGTGGTACTTCATTGGCGGGCAGATTTCGATTTTGGAGTTTGTCCATCAAAGCAAATCCAGCAAACAAGGCAAGCAGAGCAAATATAAATATAAAATATTGCACACGATCATCCCTTTTTCTCCATAATATACCAATATTTTACAGCACCGGGGAGGGAAAGGCAAGTAAAAAGCCCCACAGGAGCGGAGCGGAAAGGAGAATTACCATGGACGAAATGAAAAAAGTCAAGACCGACGCAGTTGAGATCATTGAGACCTTGAAAAAACTGCCTGCAGAAGATTGGGAGCGCACTCTGTGCTTTATCAAAGGCATTGAAGCCATGCGGGCACTGAGTGCCGCCACACATAAAACCGCATAAAAAAGCCCCGTCACCGCAGGGCAGAAAGGAGGTCGTACCATGCGAACCCGAACGTTTACCAATTGGAATCAGGTTCCTATCGTGATGGATTTGCAAACTGCCTGCATCATCCTTAATAAATCATACGATCGGCTTCAAAAAGATGCCAAGCAGGGGAAGTTCCCCGCTTTTAAAAACGGGGCGCGTAAATGGGCTGTGAATAAAGACGATCTGCTGGGATACATCGAGCGGCAGAAAGTTTCGTAATGCCGGCCGCCTGCACCCGGTGCGGGCGGCACTGGGCGGTAAAATTTAGGACAAGCCCCGTTCGGGGCGGGAAGGAGAGTGAAAACGATCATGTTTGACGGAGATCCATTTGACAATGGCACACCAAAGTATCACTCGGCGGCGGACATTTACGATGCTCTACGCCAGATGGAAAGCGGAGAAGAAATAGGCATCCTGTCTGATATGTTTTCGGATGTCAGCTGGGAGGGGCAGGATTACTACTACACCGACAATGGCAGCAAACTCGTTGAGCGGTGGGAGAAGATAACCGATTACGGCGATACGATGTGGCTAATGGACGTGGCAGTTTGGCAGCTCTCTGACGAGGACGCAAACGAGTGGATGTATCAAATCCTGTGCAATGACGACCTCGCAAAGCGGATTGGGTTCAAAAAGCTGTTTGTCGAAAATGTCCTTGGTGGCATGACCAGCCAATATAAGGCCGCTGCGGAAGCGTTCGAGGCAGAGCTGCAGGAATTTGATCGAAATGATTTTTTTGACAATTCAAGGGCGCTTGCCAATGTTTTCCCGGATGTAGCGTGGGATGTTGTCAGGTACCGATATAGTGGACTCTGCTCGGCGGTTTACGGCAAGCTGAAAGGCTTGCGTCTGGACGCAGAAAAGCAGCTTGTGGCCGAAAGCCGCGCCATGCTGACCGGATACGATGATTTTATGTTTGGCCTGCGGGCAAATCAGGCGCTGTATCAGGAGCAGGAACGGATGTATCAAAACAAGGTGGCCAGATTGCAGGCAGATTACGATGCTGCAAAACGGTTTTTGCTATCGACGGCGCAGGAACAGGGCGTTGTGCTAAAACTACTGGATACGCCATTACAGCTCGCAGCGTCAAAGGAGGAACCTGACAATGAATAACCTCTACACCAGTCTGCTCAAAGAAATTGAGATGGCCAAAACATCCGTCTTACCCGAGCGCCCGCTGCACAAGGTACACGGCAAAATCTGTATGGCGCGGCAATTGGGAGCGATAACCAAGGACGAATACTTAGACCTTGAACACAGGTGTGTTGCCGAGGGCATTAATAACCCCGCATATTTTGACAGGTAGCGGTTACCTGAGATAGGAGTTAACCTATGAAATCCACTGGAATGATACGGCCTGTTGACAAATTTGGTCGCATCGTAATACCGAAAGAACTTTGCAAAACCATGGGCGTCGAGTACGGAACCCCGCTTGAAATCTTTGTGGATGGTGGAAAGATCGTCCTGCAGAAGTACCAGCCGGATACATGGAGTGTGGGCGAGTTGAAAGAGGCTCTTACAGCTGCGGCCGCGGATGCCGGTAAAAATCCGCTTGATTATCTTCATGCAGGGAGGGGAAAGGCATGAACCAAGAAGCGATTATTTTAGCTTTGGCCGCAGCGTTCGCGGCATTGGCGCTTGTCCTTCTGGCGCTGTACATCCGCCAGCGTTGTTTTGAGAGCCAGACAAAAGAGGCGTTTCAAAAGATGCAAGAATTAATCAATAAGGGAGCGGCGGCACGTGAATCGAAAAGAGTGTAGCGGTTGTATGTATCAGGGCAAAACCGGATCCGATACCAGCTGCGATTTTATCTATTTGACTGAGATCCCGCGCGGCTGCCCACCCGGGAAGGGCTGCACCCGCAAGGTGATCGGGAAAACGCCGAAGAAAAGGAATGATATTCGTGTCAGAGACTATGCAGGCGGCGGAATTGCCGAAAGAGATCGCCGAGCTTGCGGCGAAAGTATTTGAGACTACGGACAAGCCCGACCGGGCAACGACCTGTATTTATTACATGGTCAATGTTCAGCACCCGGTGATTGCAATGCTTAAGCACCGATTTTGCCAAAGGTACGGCATAGACCCGCACCACCCTATGTCAGACATACAGCGTACAGCGTTTGAGTTGATGCTGTTTCGCGGCGATGTACTTAAAATGATCGAGGACGATTTTAAAACGAGGTCGGAATCTGATGCACCTTGAAAACAGGATAAAAAAAGGATGATGGAAGCGCCGGAAACGCTGCCATCATCCTGCCCTGCACGGACAAAAATTCTTTAATTTATTTTATCATGTGGGGCTAAAAAAGTCAAGCGCAATGCGGCCGTGTGGGCCGCGATCAGGCTTGATAAAAGTATTAGATTTACGACCAGATGGAGGAAATATGCCTTATCTGATCGAACGGGTAAAGACCGGCCGGGTGATCGAGATCAGAAAGAAGTATTCAGCCCGGTACCACATCAAAGGAATCCCCCGGGCGGAGAATCGGAAGCCGACCCCGGAAGAAATGGAAAAGATCAATGAGGATAACGCAGCGCGAAAACTCCGATGGATCATAAATGCAAATTTTAAGGGGGGAGATTTCCACATGATTCCGGGATTCAGTGGAAACTTCAATCCGGGGCCGGAGGAAGCAAGAAGATTATTCCGAAATTTTATTCGCTGTGTGCAAAACGCATATCGAAAAAAAGGGAAAGAATTCAAGTACGTGTTTGCCGTGGAGCGCGGCAGCCGGGGGCAAAAGAAAATCCATTTTCATGTGGTCTGCAATTACATTGACCCGCGAATATTATCCGACTTATGGCCATGGGGACGCATCAAGTTTTTTCCGCTGGATAATTCAGGCCAATATGTGGAGCTGGCGTCCTATATCATCAAGCGCACCAGCAAAACATTCCGAAGGGGGGAAATGTCTTATAAAAAAAGATACTCTCCTTCGCGGAATCTTATCATTCCGGAACCGGAAAACGAAGTAGTTCCCCGCAGCAAGTGGCTAAAAGAACCACGTGCCGCATGGGGCTACTACATAGAGAAGGATAAAACGGTAAACGGGATCAGCAAAGTGACCGGATACCCGTACCAGTTTTATAGCATGGTGAAGCTATCCGATCGGCCGCCGCGCAAGGCGCAGAAGAAAAAAGAATAGACCTGGGAGGGACGCAAAATGGGAAATGACCCGAGAATCATGTTGCTGATTGACCAGTTGGGGCCGGAGGGCTACGGAATCCTCCTCATGCTGGATGATACGGCACAGCAGCACCCGGAAAGTTGCAGGTTGGAGTTGATTCCGGCGCTGGCCAGAGAATACAACACGACTGCAGCTAAAATTGAAACGGTAATCAGGCAGTACGGATTTTTTGATATTGCAGGTGACGGTCGCTTTTCGCTCCGGTCGGACATGCCATGGAGGCGGAAAAAGCGGAGCAAACCGAAATTACCTGCAGGCGGAGCGGTTTCTGTCCTCGCGGAATATACGGGACCACCTTTTATCTACCTGACGCTCAACGATAAATCGGAGTATCCGGTTTACCCGGAGCAGGTGCGGGAGTGGGCGGCGCTGTATCCGGCCGTAAATGTCGAGCAGGAGCTGCGCAACATGAAAGGCTGGTGTACCGCAAATCCATCAAAGCGCAAGACCGGCAGCGGAATCCTGAGATTTATTACCTCATGGCTGGCCAAGGAGCAAAACAAAGGCGGCAGCCGGGGACCTGCAAACAAGGTTGTTTCCGGATCCTCCGCAGCTCCCACATATGATTTGGAAGCCTATGAACATATGAGCTTTGCGGCCTTGCCCGGGAGCGGAAAGGAAACGCTATGAATCAATCAAAATCGCCTATCAACCAGATTCGCGGGATGCGAAACAATGCGCAGGGTCATATATTTGAGGATGCTGTGAAAAAGGGTTGCCAGATTTACCAGCGGGACGGCCGCGCGGTGATTGACAAAACACCGGAACCGTTCCGGGTGATGAAAAAGAACCCAGACGGAATCTTTACCGGTCGCTTTACCGCCCTTGCACAGCCTGACTTTCAAGGGACCATTATCGGTGGGCGCTCTATCATTTTCGAGACAAAATATACCACGGCAGACCGAATCAAGCGAAGTGCCCTCACCACGCAGCAGATGGAAATACTTGAAAGTCATGAGCAAATGGACGCTCTGGCACTTGTGGTATTTGGGATTGAAGGAAGATTTTATACCATACCATGGGATATGTGGAAAAACATGAAATTGTTTTTTAAGCATCAGTACCTCACAAAAGAAGATGTAAATCCATGGCGTGTGAAATTTAACGGAGCGGTTTTATTTTTAGATTTTATGAATCACTCGAGTATGTCGTCGATAGATCAATTTTACCTAGAGGAGCGCCGCAAAAATGAAAGCCAAGAGTTCACTGCGGAAGAGTATCTGCGGCGTTTTGGAGAGTTTTTCGGGGAGGCGAAAAAGTGAAAGCCAGAATTCCCCCACAGCAGTTGATGCCGGGAGTAAGTAAAAAAGTAGTCCAGTCGTACATTGATGTGAAAGAAGATGAAATTCTGCGCCGGTGCATGAAACTTGCGTTTTTTGCACTAAATCGCCGCTTTGGATTTGGAGCAGCCCGCCTCGCTGCCGTATACGACGAGGTTAATACCCTGAGAGCGGATGCCAAAAAAGACCCGATTTTCTGGGAACACCTCGACCGGGTCATGAGCAATGAAATTGGGCTGGACATGCCAAAAGAAGATTATTCGAAGTTTGAAGAGTAGGTGAACAGCATGAGTTATTTGGATTTTTTACAATCCAAAATAGATATTGCCCCAGAGAGCGGGTTTTCCATCACGCCGGACGACGTGAACCCGATCCTGAAGCCACACCAGCGGGATGCGGTGATGTGGGCTGTCAAAGGCGGTCGCCGAGCCTTGTTTGAAGCGTTTGGCCTCGGGAAAACCATGCAGGAGTTGGAATATGCCCGTATTGTATCGGAGCGGACCGGCGGACAGTCTCTGATTACCCTGCCGCTGGGAGTCAAGCAGGAGTTTTACCGGGATGCGTTGGACAAGCTCAAAATCCCGGCACCGGAATATGTGCGCACCATGGACGAAATCAGGCACAGCAAGAATCGGATTCTGATTACCAACTATGAGCGCGTCCGGGATGGGGACATAGACCCCACCTATTTCATGGGCGCCGCCGGATTGGATGAAGCGTCGGTACTGCGCAGCTTCGGAAGCAAAACCTATCAGGTGTTTCTGGACAAGTTCAAAGGCGTTCCGTTCAAGCTCGTTGCCACGGCAACCCCGGCCCCGAACAAATACAAAGAACTGATTCACTACGCAGGATTTTTGGAAGTCATGGACACCGGGCAAGCCCTTACCCGCTTTTTCAAAAGGGACAGCACCAAGGCCAACAACCTGACGCTGTACCCCGGTAAAGAGGATGATTTCTGGTTGTGGGTGTCGAGCTGGGCGCTGTACATCAGCAAGCCGTCTGATTTAGGGTATGACGATACCGGCTATGATCTGCCGCCGCTCAAAGTCTTTTACCACGAGTTGAAAACCAAAAACAGTACAGAGGTTGATAAGGATGGCCAGGTAAGGCTGTTTCAGGATGCTGCCGTTTCTCTGGTTTCTGCACACCGGATCAAACGCGACAGCATAGCGGAGCGGGTAAAAGAGGCGGAGCGGATCGTCAAAAGGAGCCGGTTCGAGCATTTTATTCTGTGGCACGATCTGGAGGACGAGCGCCGGGAAATCAAAAAGGTACTGCCAGATGCCGTTGAGATATACGGTTCGCAGGATCTCGACACCCGGGAGCGGAACACCATTGACTTTTCCGAGGGTAAGTTCCGGCTACTTGCTACGAAGAAAGAGCTGTCAGGATCCGGGTGCAATTTCCAGCGGCATTGTCACCGGGCGATATTCGTCGGGATCGACTATGAGTTCAATGATTTCATTCAGGCGACTCACCGCATCTATCGCTTTTTGCAGGAAAAGCAGGTAATTATCGACATCATTTACATGGACAGCGAAGCGGAAGTTCTCGCGGCGCTGAAAAAGAAGTGGAAACAGTACGATGAAATGACCGCCAAAATGGCCGCTATCGTGAAGAAATACGGCCTGTCCGGTACGTCGATCATTGAAAAGCTGAAACGACACATAGGGGTGAAACGATTGGAAAAGCAGGGAGCGCATTACAGGGCAATTAATAACGATTGTATTTTAGAAATGGAGAACATGCCAGATAACAGCGTGGGCCTGATTCACACCAGCATTCCGTTTGGAAACCATTATGAATACACGGCCAGCTATAACGACTTCGGACACAATCCGGACACGGAGCGGTTTTTCGAGCAGATGGATTTTCTTTCGCCGCATCTGCTGCGCGTCCTGAAGCCGGGGAGAGTGTTCGCCTGCCATGTCAAAGATCGGGTGTTGTTCGGCAGCCAGACCGGGACCGGGATGCCGACTATCGAACCGTTCCACGCTTTGTGCATCGCCCACTATATGCGGCACGGGTTTCAGTATTTTGGCATGATCACGGTGGTTACAGATGTCGTGCGGGAGAATAACCAGACCTACCGGCTAGGCTATACAGAGCAGTGCAAGGATGGCAGCAAAATGGGCGTAGGCTGCCCGGAATACATTCTGCTATTCCGCAAGCTACCGACGAACCGGACAAAAGCCTATGCGGATGAACCGGTGCAAAAATCCAAGGAGGATTATTCGTTGGCAGAGTGGCAGCTCGACGCCCACGCATTCTGGCCGTCCTCCGGGGATCGTTTCCTGACCAGTCAGGAGATCAGCGCAATGCCGATCAGCCAGGTGCAGCGCACATTTAAAAAATTCGCGCAAAGCAATGTGTACGATTTTCACCGGCACGTCGAAATTACGAAAGAAATCGATGCGGCCGGACGGTTGTCCAAAACCTTTATGACCGCGCCTCCTGCCAGCAAATCCCCGGACGTGTGGGACGACATAAACCGTATGCGCACCCTCAATACCAGCCAAAGCCAGAAAAGGCTGCAGCTCCACGTTTGCCCTTTGCAGATTGATATCGTGGAGCGGATCATCAGACGGTACAGTAATCCCGGGGATGTGGTGCTGGATCCGTTCGGGGGACTTATGACGGTGCCTTACATGGCCGTAAAAATGGGCCGGTACGGTATCGGCATAGAATTAAATTCGGATTATTTCCGCGACGGTGTGAATTATCTGGAATCCATCGAAGCACAGATCAGCCAGCCTACTCTTTTTGATTTCATCCGGAGCGGCGCCGAGCAGGGACAGGAGGGGGCATGATGGGAAAAAATAAAAAACAAACCACTCCGCAGGAAGATTTGTTTTCATACATGATTGAAAATTTTGCGATTGATGGAGGAGCGCCGACGTGGTTAAAGACTCCCTTCGAATGCCCGGATATAGTGATCAACCATGATTCCACTCCAATTGTGATGCACGACGCAAGGAAAAAGCGGGTGCGACAGGAGGGCGAGGAATGAAAAAGAAAAGCACAAGGCCCGGTCCGCAGATGGACTTATTCAGAGAAATGATTGTTGACAATTTTGCCGGAGGCGGCGGGGCCAGTACGGGAATCGAACTGGCCACCGGCCGGCCGGTGGATATTGCGATCAATCATGATCCGGATGCCATTCTGATGCACAAAACAAATCACCCATACACTAAGCACTATCAGGCCAGCGTATGGGATATTGATCCGGTGCAGGTTTGCGGCGGCCAGAAAGTAGGGCTTGCGTGGTTTTCGCCTGACTGCAAGCATTTTTCTAAAGCCAAGGGCGGGAAGCCGCGGGATAAAAACATTCGGGGCCTTGCATGGATTGTTCTCCGTTGGGCCGGGAAGGTCCGGCCGCGGGTGATTATCCTCGAAAATGTGGAGGAATTCCAGACGTGGGGGCCGGTCCGTAAGGGCAAGCCGGTTAAGAAGCTGGCTGGAACCACGTTTGAGCGCTGGAAAGAGCAGCTTGCCGCGTTGGGATATGTGATCGAGCACCGGGAACTGAGGGCATGCGATTACGGAGCCCCTACCATCCGCAAACGGTTCTTTTTGGTTGCGCGGTGTGACGGCCGGCCGATTGTCTGGCCAGAGCCTACGCACGGGGATCCTGAGAGCGAGGCCGTAAATTCCGGAAAGCTTCAGCCGTGGCGCTCCGCCGCTGAAATTATTGATTGGAGCATTCCTTGCCCGTCAATTTTTGATACCAAGCAGGAAATCAAAAAGAAATACGGAGTGCAGGCAGTAAGGCCCCTTGCAGACAATACCATGCAGCGCGCCGCCCGCGGGCTGGACAAGTTTGTTTTAAAATCCGGAAAGCCTTTCTTGGTTCCTATCGGGTATGGGGAGCGGCCGGGACAGGCCCCAAGAGTGCAAGCGATCGATGAACCAGTCAGCACGATTGTTTCAAGCGCCAAGCAATACTTATGCAAACCCGTCATAGAGCCGTGGACCGTGACCAATACGACCAATGCGACCGGGCATCCAGTGTCGGAGCCGGTCGATACCGTCAGAACAGGCGGTGGCGGGGGTCAGATGCTGGTTACTCCGATCATGACGGCAATCGGGCAGACCGGATTTTCAGAGGATCGTTCCTATGGCGTAGATCAGCCCACGCGGCCGGCGGTATCAAAAGCGGAACAGTGCGTTGTGGCTCCATGCTTAATCCAGTATCACACAGAGCAGTCTGAAAAAGTGCGGGGGCAGGCTGTTGATGAACCGATCATGACGGTAGATGCCGCAAATCGATACGGAGCCGCGGCCGCCTATTTAACGGAGTATTACGGCGGAGCGGAACACGGCCAGCGAATGAACTTCCCGCTGCATACATCGACCAGCCACGACCGGCAGGGCCTTACCATTGCACACATTGCGAAGTTCAAAAGCAAAAATAAGGGGCAAAGCTGCAATGATCCCCTAAAGACGATTACCGCTGGCGGATTTGAGTTTGCAGTTATCCAGACCAAAATTACAACGACTTGTGATCTTGGCCGGTGGCCGCAGATTCGGGACATGCTCAATAAATACTGCGGGTATCACATCGGAGCAGATGAAATATTGCTGCTGGTAATAAACGGGGTAAGGTTTTTTATCAGTGACATAGGGTTGCGAATGCTCACGCCGCGCGAGCTGTACGCCGCCAACGGTTTTCCGCTGGATTACATTATTGATCATGACTATCTGGGCCATGTGTACGGTAAAACAAAGCAGGTAGCCCGCTGCGGAAATGCTGTTCCACCGCCGTTTGCTTATGCGCTTGTGGCCGTAAACCTGCCGGAGCTGTGCGTAAGGCATTGCCAGAGCATGGCAGAGCTCAACGATACGATAGCCGTTTAAGAAAGGGTGAAGCCAATGAATAAGGTAGATGTAAAAAATGCAATAGAGTATTTGGAAATGCAAAAGCGGCTATTTCCTAACAGCGCAAATGTTTTGAGTGGTAATTTCGATCTTGCGATTGCGGCCCTTGAAAAGCAGATGCCGAAAAAGGTTACAGCTGAATCTGGAAAATGGCCTGATGGTAGGAAACGCATAAGCCACTATTGCCCGTCTTGCCTAAATGAGTTGTATGCAAATCAGGAGTTTTGCGATGAATGCGGGCAGCGCTTAGATTGGAGTGAAAACGATGGATGTTATTGAAAAAGCAATCCAGACCATCCAAGAGCAGTATAAGGCCGGTATTGATTATTCCGGCGGAAAAGATAATGCGGCTATTTGTCTGCTTGGAGAGCAGGCGGAAGCGGTTATTAAGGCTTTGCATGAGTTTCGCATGAAAAACAAGCCGCTGACGCTCGATCAACTCCCGGAGTTGGTAGGTAACCCGGTATGGATAAGCGGGATAAATCAATACGGTATTCTTGGGCGTAAGGGTGTCGACGCTGATGATGACGGCAACCCAATATTCCGATATGTCGTCGGTTGCGCATTTGGGTGGGAATGGCTCGATGATGTATTACGCGGAGATCGCAAAATCTACGCCCGTAAACCAGAACAGGAGGAAAAGTGATGGATATTGATACATGGGTGGGCGGCTATAAAGTCCGTTCGTTCCCGTGGATAGACGGTAAACGGATATATTTCAATGTGCAGTATTATGCTCTAGGTCAATCAATCGAGAAACCGCCCGTATGGGACAAGACGGCATATGCCACTGACAATGAAGAAGGAAGAAGGCTTGTATATGAGTTAACTGATTCATTAGTTAATCACATTGCATGTATGGGGGTAAAACAGAATGGCTGAAACGATGGCTCCTCAACGGGTAAAAAGGATAATGCAATATACGCCAGAGCAATTCTGTAAAGTAAATAAGGAGCAGAACATTAGGCGTATGTATCTGCGGGAAATACAGGAACATATCGATGCTACAGATGAAACACTTACCGAAATATCTAAAAACCCACTACCAGAAGAATTAAGGCACTTTAAGAATGAATTATTGCATGAACGTGAAATATTAGCCCACTGGGTTGATGTTTTAAAGAAGGAGGTTGAACATGGTGACCGAAATTAAATTATTACCTTTTATCCCAAGCCGCTAAAGGAGGAAAAGTAATGGATATTCAGGAAGCAATCGAATATTTGGAGCCGCTAACGCATCACCCAACGCTGACCGGAAGTTATGCCGATGCGCTAAAATCTGCCGTAGTCGCGCTCCGGGAGCAGGCAGAGCGGGAAAATGGGTGCTCTCTTTGCAACGGGGAACGGCTCAAGAATGTTGCGATAGTAAACCATTGGGGAGAAGATCAAATCGCTCTTGTTTCCGGTAAGGTAGACGAAAATGAACAATTTGTGTTCTGCCCGAAGTGCGGGCGGAGGCTGAAATGATGGAGATTGACGCATGGATAGGCGGATATAAAGTCCGTTCGTTCCCTTGGATTGATGGAAAGACAATCTATTTTAACGTGCAATACTACCGGACCGGTCAATCTCTCTCTCAGCCTCCAGTATGGAGCAAAACAGTATATATTACAAATGACGTCGCGGGTCGTGATATGGTCGAAAATTTGGCGGCATCGCTTACGGAGCATGTTGCAAATATGGAGATACCGGTCGGGAGAAAAATAGTGTTAACCGCTGAAAGGAGTTTGAAAATTTGATGGACGCTAAATATCTCGCAGAGATCAAGGCGCGGGAGCAGGCGGCAACGCCGGGGCCGTGGGAATGTGAAACGCACCATACACGGTGGGGTGATGTGCACGAAGTGCTTGTTAATAAATGTAACCCCAGCACAGTATCCGATTGCTATTTTATCGCCCACGCCCGCACCGATATTTCCGCGCTGGTCGCAGAGGTGGAACGCCTGCAAAATGAAAACAAGCGCCTAAAAGAAGAATTGCGAGAATGGGAAAACATGACGCCGGAAGAGGCTGGCGAAATGTTGGCTGGAATGTAAGGAGGAAGAATTATGAAAGACCCGGCAGCGGTAATGTGCCATAATATCGCAAAGTACAACCGGGAGCGCCGAGATTTCGAAACAAAAGTAACATATCTCTCTGGCCCGATCACGGGGATCAATAATTATCAGGAGCGGTTTGCGCTTGCTGAGCTGGATTTGATATGCAAAGGACATAAAGTATTTAGCCCTGCATCGATGCCGTCCGGTTTACCTCACGAAACCTACATGCCGATTTGCTATGCCATGATCGATGCCTGCAATACCATATGCTTTTTGCCCGGGTGGAGGGACAGCCCAGGTGCGAAAATGGAATATGAGTATGCGGCAGCCAAAGGAATGACCATGATGTTTTTAGAGGGACAGGAGGAGAAAAACAATGAGCCTTTATGACGATGATGAAGATTTGATCTGCCCGTATTGCAAAGCAGTGCAGAATTGTCATGAACCAGATGAAATATCCTCAGACATGTGCCATACGGAGTGCGAGAGCTGCGGGAAATCCTTTTGGTACAGCGTGACCGTTCGCCGGGATTATTATCCGTATAAAGAAGATGAAGAGGATGCCAGCGAGGAGGATACCGATGAAATGGACTGAATGTGCGATTACAGACCTCAAAAAATATCGGGCCATGAGTGAAAGCCTTACCAATATCCCGGAAAAAATCAGAATACTTGAAATACGGTTTAAGTCCATAAAAAGTGGGTCCTCTGATTCAACTCCGGTTCAGGGCGGCGGCAGCCGTTCGGAGGATGCGATGCTGGATAATATCGTGGAGAGGGAGCGTCTTAAACTGGTGTACCATGCGGACCGGCGGCTTGTGAGGCTGATTGAGCGTGGCCTGTCAAAATTATCTGAAGAGGAGCGGCTTGTAATCGATCTGTTTTACATAGATCGGCCCCGTAACTATTTGGATGAGCTCACCAAAAGGCTTGGGTGCGAGCAGGCTCAAATATATCGTATCAAAAATACTGCGCTGTACAAGTTTACTGTGACTATGTACGGAATCACGGAATACTGATGATAAAAATCGGATAAGATTTTTCAGGAAAACTATGGTAAAGTATTAATTAAGGAATTAGGCGTAAGACAAAAACAAGTCCTCCTGATTTTTGCGGCGGTCACATGGCAGCGGCTGCCGCGAATATGCCACCGGGCGCAGCGAATGCTGGGGCCTGCCGGGTCAGGGCCGGGCGGTGGTACAAGCTGGTTCATCCAGCACAAAACCTCCATGATTTTATAAGGGCCACTCTAAGGCGGTTAAGATTCAAGGTAAAGGATGCATCGAAAGCCTCCGCCGAACAAAAGGGAACCTTTAAGCGTGGGCAGCCCGGCCACCTGTAACACGCAAGCTGAATATTCAAAGCGTATCGCTTCGGCGGTGCGCTTTTTATTATAAAAAGAAATCCCCGCCTGATTCAGACGGGGATTTGAGATTATCGATCAGAAACATGAAGCTTTTGTTTAAGCCCATCCTGCAAGACCTGGGAGAAATTAACACCAGAGTTTTCAGCGAGTTCATTTAACCAGCTTGGGATGGTAACGTTCTTGCGGATTGTCCGCATGTCGTTTGCTCGCCGGTACGCATCAAAGTCGATGTCAACCAGTGTTACAATTTCGTTTGCTTCGTGGGACACTTTGGACAGCTCAGAAGGTTCAGGGATAGTCCTTCCGAAATCCTGCTCCGTAATTCCCCAGAGACCGATTGCGTCGCGGGCCATTGAAATAGCGTCAGCGACGTCATTTCCTTCTGTGCTTATTCTAAGGTCAGGGACATATACGACAAATCCGAGTTCGGCAGGGGTGAGAACAACGGGATAAACTTTTTTCACAAAAAAACACCTCCATTTATTTAACCGTCGCGGCGGGGCTTTATTTCAGCCCCTGCCGCTTGATGATAGACTTTGCGAGTAATTCATTGATTTCGGTGTGGCGGGGGATCGGTTCGCTTTGCGTCCCGTTAGTGTAAATGTCGTGGTTTGCACCTTCCCTTATTTTCCACCAACCATTCAGCTCTAACCTTTTTATTAAGTCCCTGCGCTTCATATTGTCTCACCTCATGATTGTATTATACGCATTTAATGCGCATAAGTCAAGCGATTTCAAAAAAATAATTATAAGTATTTAATGCGCATGAAAGAAGATTTGGAGTTGTTAATATGGATTTTAAGCCAAATGCTTTCATTTGTGAAAATGGGCATATCACAAAAATTAGCAGACAAAAGCTGCGCTTTGCAGACGGAATGTGTTGCCCTGTATGTGATGGAAAAGGAAACCTCGTCTGTGTAGGCATTGATTTTGGGGAGTGTAATAAAAATGCCGCAGAGGGTTGAGCGGCCGTGCAGGGCGCATCTTTGCCCAAATACTACAAGCAATAAAAACGGATACTGCGACGAGCATCAGGCATTGGCAGTGGAGTGCCGGGGCAGTGCCTATCATAGAGGATATGATAAGCAATGGGCTAAATTCAGAATCAGGTATTTGCGAGAGCATCCGCTGTGTGTTGATTGTTTGGATAAGCCGCTGCCCGGGGAGCCAGTGCAACCGGCCACCGAGATTCATCACATACAAAAGCTGCGTGATCGGCCGGATTTAAAATATCATCCAGATAATCTGATGGCGCTTTGTCACAAACATCATAGCATTAGGACGGCGAGAGGGGAGTAGCCTGCCACCCTAGGGGGTAGGTAAATCTCTGCAAGATCATGTCAGGAGACCGTCTCAGCCCTCCGCGTGCAGTTTTTTCCCAAAACTAAGAAATTTTAAAATGGGGGTGTCCCGAATGGCGCGACCATCAAAACCGATTGCCCTTGTTGAGGGGCATCGAACCAAGGATGAATTAAAAGCACGACGGGAAGCGGAAGCCGCGATGATCACCGGCGTGCCTATGAAAATGACGGTTGACGTCAAAAAAAATAAAATCGCCGCTGCCGAATTTAAGAGAATGAAAAAACTGCTCGCGTCGATCGGGAAGGATGATGATCTGTATAGCCAGATCATCAATACAAACTGCCTTTTAGTCGCGGAATGCACCGAGATTTTGGACATCCGGGAACAGTTTGTGCAGTCGAAAGAGGAACTTCAGGCGGATTATCGCGACGGACTCACGGGGAACCCGGAGGGCGACGGAATAGCGGCTGCGGAATATTACCGGCTGCTCGCAAAGCTGTCGGACAACATCATCAATTGTGATAAACAGCTCATGGCCAAGCGGAAAATGATCCTCGACATCTCAAAAGAAAACATCATGACGGTGCAGTCCGCTCTGCGCTCCATCCCCAAAAAAGAACAAGAGAAAAAGAAAACCGGAATGGCCGCATTTTTGGGGAACAGGGCGGGTGACGGATAATGCCGTTTGACCGCGAAAAGGCGCGTGAACCTGTCCGTTTTTTAGAGTTGCTGCATCTGACGGATGATTTTTATGGTCAGCCTTTCGTGCCGCTACCATGGGAAAAAGAGGTCATTGAAAATGTGTACGGCACTCTGAACAGTAGAGGATACCGGCAATACACATACGCTTATTTGGAGATCCCGAAGAAAAACGGAAAAACCACCCTTATCGCGGGCCTTGGATTATATCATCTGGTGTGTGATGGTCCCGGAGGGCAGATTTACTGCTGCGCAGCGGACAAATATCAGGCATCATTGTCTTACATGGCAATGATCCAGATGATCAATCAGGATGAGGATCTGCAGGAAATACTACAAGTCCTTGACAGTCAAAAAACCATCAAGAATCGGCAAACAGGAACCTTTTTAAAGGTGCTGTCTGCCGAAGCTTTTAGCAAGCATGGCCTGAATCCGACCGTCGTTATTTTTGACGAGCTGCATGCCCAGCCGAACCGCGATTTGTGGGACGTTATGACTTTCGGCGCCGGTGCGGCCAGAAAAGAAACTCTTTACTGGGTTATCACCACGGCGGGTGATGATCCGGATCGCACGTCGATCGGGTGGGAACAGCACGAATATGCCCGCCGAATCCGCGACGGTGAAATAGAAGATCCATATTGGTATGTCCGCATTTATGGGGCTCCCGAAAATGCGGATATTTTTGACGAAAAAATCTGGTATGAAGTCAATCCATCTTTGGGAGTTTCGATTGACATTGATAAGGTTCGCCTGGAAGCAACGGCAGCGCGGAACAGTCCCGCGGCAGAACGCCTTTTCCGATGGCTGCGCCTGAATCAGTGGAACAAAAACAAGGCCCGCGGATGGCTACCGCTCACCTCATGGGATGCCACAACAGGAAAATGGACCCGAGAGGATCTTCGGGGATGTTACTGTTACGGGGGCCTCGATCTTGCTACCACATGGGACATGAACGGATTCGCTCTGATATTCCCGCCGCAAAAAGGCTGGACAGATTACCGTGTGATTTTTGATGCGTGGATACCCAAGGAGAATATGAAAGAGCGCGTGCGCCGCGATCATGCACCATATGACGAATGGGAGCGGCTAGGGTTTATCCATCCTACCGAAGGGAATGTCACCGATTATTCCAAAATCCGAGAGTCGATTTTAGAATACTCAAAGATGTTTAGAATTCGCGAAATTGGATTTGATACTTATAATGCGACCGAAACGACGCTGATGCTTCAGGCCGCAGGCATCAAAATGGTGCCGGTCGCTCAGACCATCCTCGGAATGTCCCCATCTATGAAGGAGTTGGAAACCATGTTTAAAACCAGCGAAAAGAACGCAAATGAGGACAAGCAACCCTTAATTACCCACGAAGCGCATCCGGCAGCCCGTTGGTGTTTTGGAAATGTTAATATCAGCATGGATGGGAAGGAAAACTACATGCCAATCAAGGACAGCAGAATCGAACGAATTGACATTTTTGTCGCAATGGTTGACGCTATGGCGCGGCTCCTGCCGCACATGGCTAAGCGCAATGTATATTCGGAACGGGGGGCGAGGGCAATTTGAATTTTTTTGGTAGAATAAAAACACTTTTTAAAAATATTTCCACACTTTCGAGAGCAAGTCCGGAGCTGAAATCGGCACTCGGAAGAGTTTTGTCAAAAGTGGGAATCCATATCAATGCTCAAAACGCGCTGAAGGTAACGGCCGTGTTTGCGTGCGTACGACTTTTATCGGAAAATATTGCGTCTCTGCCGTTGTTTTTATATCGCAAAACGGAAACCGGGAAAGAGAAAGCGACTGATCTTCCGCTGTACGGAGTGCTGCACGACGCTCCAAACCCGGAAACTGACAGTTTCCAATTTTGGCAGGCTTTTGTCGCGAATATGCTGGTCTATGGCCGCGGTTACGCTGAGATCGTGAGGAACGGGGCCGGAGAGGTAGTCCAGCTTTGGAACATAACAACTCCATATGTGAAAGTGCAGCGAAACGAGAGCACGAAAGCACTGGAATACGTGGTTACGTCACCCGGAAAAGAACGGTTTGTGCTCCAAAAAGAGCAGGTGTTACGCGTGGACTGGTTTTCCATGGATTCGCTCAACGCTTTCCACCCTCTGGAATTGGCGCAAGATGCGATCGGCTTGGGAATTGCGGCGGAAGAATACGCGTCTAATTATTTTAAAAACGGCGCGAATGTCGGGGGGGTGATCGAATATCCCGGGGAACTTGACGACGATGCTTTTGACCGATTGCAGAAAAGCGTTCGAAATGAATACGAAGGGCTATCTAAATCCGCGCGGCTTCTGTTTTTGGAGCAAGGCTCAAAATTTCAGAAGGTCAGCAACACACCGCAGGAAAGCCAGATGCTGGATACCCGAAAATTTCAGGTAAGGGAAGCGGCGCGGTTTTATAACGTGCCGCCCCATATGATCGGGGACTTGGAGCAGGCCACATTTTCTAACATTGAACAGATGTCACTGAATTTTGTGATCTATACCCTGCGTCCCTATCTGGTACGCATCGAAAGGGCGATCATCGCGCAGCTGCTCACAAAAATTGATCGCAAGAACCTATTCTCCAAGTTTTCCGTGGACGCGCTTCTGCGCGGAGATTATAAATCACGAATGGAGGGGTACGCGCTCGCGCGCCAGAACGGATGGATGTCTGCAAATGATATTCGTAATCTGGAGGATGAGGACAGTATTCCGGTGGAGGAAGGCGGCGACGCTTATTTAGCAAACGGAAACCTGCGCAGCCTGAAACAGCTTATGAACGCATCTGCGGAGTCCGCGAAGAATGGAGGTGAAAACAAGTGAGTTTAGAGGTAAAAGGATACATTGTATCGGACGATGACCAATGGATTTATGATTGGTTTGGGATTGGAACAACGGCTCCGCAGAACATTAGAGCAGCAATCGCGGAAGCCAACGGGGAACCGCTGGAGGTGGAAATATCGACTTGCTATGGCGGGGACGTGTTCGCCGGGTCTACCATTTATTCGCTCCTCCGTGGTTATCAGGGAGGGGTGAAAATTTATATTACCGGTTTGGCCGCATCCGCCGCGTCGGTAATTGCCATGGCCGGCCCGTCTGAAATGTCACCTACCGCACAACTGATGGTGCACCGGGTGTCTACCATGGCGCAGGGAAATCATCACGCTATGGATACGGTATCATCCAGTTTGCAGGAAGCCGACAAGTCAATCGCGGCGGCCTACGTTGCAAAATCGGGAATGCCTGAAAAGGACGCCCTGAAACTGATGGACGCGGAAACGTGGATTACCGCCGCCCGCGCAGTAGAGCTGGGGCTCGTGGATAAAATCTCCGCCGCAGCGGTACCGCGGCTGGTCAATGCGGCTTATGGATTGCCGATCCCGCCCGAGGTTATGGACAAAACCAGAGCAATGCTGGCGGAACAAAAAGCAAAGCACGGGGAGAACCCGCCGAAGCCAGAAGAAAAGGAAGCGCCGCCGGACGTAAAGGACGAGGCTCCGCCCACTTCCACCGCACAGGCGGTATTGATTGCCCGCGCAAAGTTGAATCTGACCGAAAAAATATTATTTTTATAAAGGAGAATGAACATGACTTTGACTGAAAAAAGACAAAAAGTAGCCGCCCTGGTTGCGGAAGCCAGAAAATACCTCGACGCTGGGGATATGGATGCCTACAACAAAGCCGATGCGGACATTGACTCTCTTTCCGCTGAGATTAAGGCGGAAGAAAAGCAGAAGGAGCGGGAAAACGCATTAAAGCAGATCCCGGAGCCCGCGCAGTCTCAGCCTATCCCGCAGGATTCCGCCCCGAAAAAGAAAATCACAGAAACCCCCGAGTATAAGGATGCGTTTTTCCGCGCGGTGCGCGAAGGAAAATCCGCTGTCACTGCCGCTGATCGCAAACTGTTTCAGAACGTTATGCAGACCGAGCCGGACGCGACGGGCGGATTTTTGGTAATGCCGGAGGAACTGGAATCTTCCGTTCGCGCATTGATGGCAAAAAGCGTGGTAATGCGCCGTTTGGCAAACATTCTGACAATGACAGCGGACAGAAAAATCGTTCTGGCGGCTTCCTATGGGGCGGCTGAGTGGATTCCGGAAAGCGGAGCATACCCGAAGGTTGACGATACCTATGATACTGTAACCATCGGCAATCACAAACTTGGAAAAATCATTCTGGTATCGGAGGAGTTGCTTCACGACTCCGAATTTGATCTGAGTGGTCTGATTTCTACCAGCTTTTCCAGAGTTTTCTCAGAGGGAGAAGAAGCGGCATTTTTGACCGGAAACGGCGTCGGAAAACCGAAGGGTGTACTGGTTGATGCGCAGACTGGCGTCACCACGGCAGCCGCAACGGCAATCACTGCGGATGAACTGCTGGATCTGTTTTACGCTCTGAAATCCGGATACCGGAAAAAAGCTACCTTTTTGATGGGGGACAGCACAGAAAAGGTGCTGCGCAAGCTCAAAAATGCGACCACCGGAGATTATATGTGGCAGCCGGGCCTGACCGCTGGACAGCCGAATACTCTGCTTGGCCGCCCGGTAGAAATCTCTGATTTTATGCCCGCCGTAGCCGCGGACGCAAAAGCGATTGCTTTCGGCGATTTTAGCCAGTATACGATCAAAGACACGCTCGGAATGCAGATGCAAGTGCTCGATCAGCTCTATGCCGAAAACGGGCAGGTGGGATTTAAGGGCAACGAGCGTACTGATGGCCGGCTGATTGTACCGGAGGCTGTACAGGTGTTGAAAATGAAAGCTGGTGCATAATGAACATAAAAATTCTGAAAAGCTGCGCAGGAATCAAATTTTCGTTTTTTGCCGGTGATGTTGTGGATGTTGAAAACATCACCGCAAAGGATTTGATTCAGGCCGGGTTTGCAGAGGAGGTAAAGCTCAGTGGTAAAGGTGATAATTCCGCCGGAAAGAGAGCCGGTAGAAGTTGATGAACTGCGGCAGTGGATGCAGTGCGCGCCTATCACGCCGGAGCAGGAACCGCTGGCCACCGCCATGCTAAAAGCTGGCCGGGAAGAAGCCGAAGCACACCAGAACGCTGCATACTGCGAGCAAACGTTACAGATAGCGCCTGACAATCTGTCCGGCGCTATTGTTTTGCCCCGCCCGCCGTTCAGAAAGTTGGTAAGTGTCATCTGTTACTCACAGGATGGAGGCCAGACAGACATAACCGATCTTGTTTCGGTGGATAATGTGGCTTTTCCGGCGGAACTGCACTTGAAGGAAGGGGTAGCGATTCCTTATCCACTCCGTAAAGAAAATCCTATTTTAATTACCTATTCTGCCGGATACGATGAAGTTCCAGAACGGGTCCGGCACGCAATACTGATTTATGCTACCTGGGCATGGCTACATCGCAGTGGCAATGAACCTCTACCTATTGCATTTTATAATCTGTTGCGTAAAAGGCGGGTGGTTCCGGTATGATTGATCCCGGAGAACTCAACGAGCAGATAGAGATTTTGGAGGTACACCTAAACGGTACGGAATATGAATGGGCAAAGGTAGCCACGACATGGGCAAAGGCAGAAACGGCAAAGACAAGAGATCGCAAAAATCTGTTTTCTTCTGTTGGTATCGGCGCCAAGTCAATTACGTTCATGATCTGGAAGCAAAATTTAACCTTGCACAATGCTGTGCGGTGGCGCGGGAAATTTTGTTTTCTGACAAGCATTGATGATGCTGACTGCTCGTTTTATGAGGTGACTACCGCACTAATCGAACCGATTACCTGCGCCGTTACCCATATTACAACGACAAAAAATGAACTGAAAAACCCGGTGGCCGTAAAAAGCGAAACCATCACCTTCCCGGCGGTGCTCACGGAAAAATATCTCGGATTTGAGCAGCGCGAGCCGCAGGCCGTCACCGAAACTACCTATGTACTTGTCACGCCGAAAGTGATTGAGCTGTCGATTTCCGATCTGGTGGATGTGGCCGGCAAAAAGTATTGTGTGCAGGTGGCTCACACACTGGACGAATACAAAAACGAGTATGAGGTATACCGGAAGGGGGAACCCGATGCAAAGCATTAATCTGTCTGCTCTTGATGGACTGACGAAAGATCTTGATGCCATGCTGAAAAAGATGCCGGAGAAAAACCGCGCGCTGCATGAAGAACTGGCCGAGCTCGCTAAGTCGGAAGTTGATGCGCAGATTGCCGCGTCGGGAGTCAACGACAGCAGCGGGAAAATTAAAGGCTGGCAAGAGCCGCACGTTGGCAGCCGCGGAGGATATGCGGCGGTGCGGGCAAGTGATGCCGAAACCGGCGACAACAGCCCCGGCGCGATCACAAACTATCTGGGGAGCGGCCATAAAATCCGGCGCCCCGGTGGAAGGTCGAAGCGGTACCGTCCAGCGATCAAAAAACCTTATGTCGATGGCCGGCACTTTTACCAGAAAGCTCAGACAACGATGGAATCAAAGGCAATTGATGTCGGGAACCGGTTTGCAGATGATTTAGCAAAGGAGCTGGGCGGATGATTACACCGGAGCAGATCGAAATCGAAGTCAACCGCATGTTGGCCGTGCGATTTTCTGAGGTGCAAACCATTTACCGCAACCGGTACCCGCAAGCCTTTGACCGGCCGAGTTTTTTAATCGAAACAGTGAAGTTTGATATCGACGCAGCAAACCGGAAAACGGTGCGCTGCGTCGATTATCTTACCATCACATGCTTTGTGGAGGTGGACGAATACGAGAACGCTCCAGACGGCGCCTTGCTTGCGGCACAAAGTGCCGTTATGCAGCTTTTCCGCCCGGGATTTATCCGTGTCGGGGATCGCGCATTGAAAGTTAAGGCCAGCACCGGCGGCGCAGATTTCGATCGGTCATATGTTGAACTGCAGCTCGAATTTTTTGATGATCGTACAGACGAGCAGGACACCGCCCCGCTCATGGAAGAATTTGATATTGAAACGGAGGTAACGTGAATATGGGTATGCCAAGTTTGGACATTACCTTTAAAAATGTGGCCAGTACGGCCGCACGCAGGCTGCAGCGTGGAATCGTTGCGGTAATTTTGCTGGATTCCGCTGCGCAGGGAGAGCATATTTTGATGGATGCCGGAGATATCCCGACCACACTGAGCGCTGTCAATCAGGCGTATTTGACCAGTGCTTTTGTCGGGTATGTCAATACACCAAGCAAAATTTATGCTTATGTGCTACCGACAGACGCAGAGGATCTTTCCGCAGCGCTGAGTTACTTTGAAACGCAGAAAATCAACTATGTGGCCGGGCCGCCCAGTTGCACAACGGAGCAGGCGACCGAGATCAAAAACTGGATTATCGCCCAGAGAGCCAGTAAAAGATACCCAAAAGCCGTCCTGCCGGACACGGCGGCAGATAATGAGGGAATCATCAACTTTACCACAGACGAGATCAAAGCAGGTACGCAGGAGTATACCACCGCCGGGTATTGCGGCAGAATGGCCGGATTGATTGCCGGAACTCCTGCGGCCATTTCCTGCACTTATGCGGTGCTGCCGGAAGTAACCGACGTAAAAAGGCTGACGGATGCGGAAATGGATGCTGCTGTTGACCGCGGCGAGCTGATTATTTTCCATGACGGGGAAAAGGTGAAGGTTGGGCGCGGTGTTAATAGCCTGACCACCACGACGGACACCAAGCAGGATCCGTGGAAGAAAATCAAAATCGTGGAAACGATCGATATGATTCGCGACGATCTGCGCCTGCTGACGCAGGACAATTATTTCGGTAAGTACAGCAACATTTATGATCACAAATGCCTGCTGATTACCGCAATTTCGACTTACTTTGCACAACTTGAAGCGGAGGGGATTCTTCGTGCCGGCGAATCCAGCGTTGAAATCAACATGGAAAAGCAGCGTCAGTATTTGAAGAATAAGGGTGTAGACGTTACCAATATGACCGATCAGGAAATCAAGGTAGCCGATACCGGTACAAAGGTGTTCCTTGCCGGAAAAATCGGCATTCCTGATACTATGGAGGATGTCGAACTGGATATTGAATTTTAAGGGGTGAAAACAGATGGATAGCGCAAAAAGAATTATGTCCGGCACCTGGGGTGAGGTGTGGCTGGATGGCGATTATGTTGGAGAGTGCTATAAGTGCCAAGCAAAATGGTCTGTCAACAAAGACGAGATTTCTCTGGCGGGGCAAATGGCAGTCGATACAAAAGCGAAAAGCATCAAAGGAACCGGATCTATTGGGTTGCATAAGGTATCAAGCCGCATGGCGACGAAAATTGGCGATGCAATCCAAAGCGGGAAGGACCTTCGTTTTACACTTATCTCGAAGTTGGACGATCCTGATGCAAATGGAGCAGAACGTATAGCGTATTACAATGTGTCGTTCGATGATCTGACTTTGGCCGATTGGGAGGTTGCGGTTATCGGAAAAGTGGAATGCCCGTTTACTTTTACCAAGAGTAAATTATTAGATGCAGCGGAGGACAGATAAATATGAACACTTTGGATTTGCTTTTGAATATGGATGTGCCGGAAACGCCCCGTAAATCAGTGAAGATCCGCAGATTGAGCAAACTGGCCGGGGGCGATGTGGTGTTTGAGCTGCGAGGATTGACGTACAGCCGAGCTGCAGAGATCACCAAACAGCATCCGGAAGAAACCAATGTGCATATTCTTCTGGCCGGGGTGGTATCGCCAGACTTTAAATCCTCGGAGCTGGCCGAAAAGTACAGCGCGGCCACACCGGCGGAGCTGGTGAAAAAGATGTTGCTCCCCGGTGAGGTGGAGGACATTTCCCGCCAGATCGAGAAATTGAGCGGGTACCGAACCGACACGCTGGAAGAAATCGAGGAAATTAAAAAAAAATAGACACAGATCCGGAAATGAATCTGCTGTACTATCTTTTTCGAGATTGGAAGATGATGCCCGGTGACTACTACCACAAGCCGGCCGGTGAAAAACTGATGATCCGGGCATTCTTTTCCCGGTATGCAGAGGAGTTGAAGAACAATGGGCCGTGAAATTAGTATTGCTATTGTGGCGAGAGAAACAGTTTCAACAACTATGAATACCATTTCGCAGTCTGGGAAGTCGCTTAATAAAGACTTGGAAGAAACAGGCCGTGAAGTACAAAATTTGCAAAAAAGAATGGATGCGCTTGCTGCCAACAAAAGCAAGGTACAAGCAAATCTTGATTCAATTTCTCAGGAACTAAAAAAGGCCAAAAAGACTCTTGCCGAAACTAATGATGAAGCCAGTAAAGTTAGACTGGAAAACGTATATAAAGAGTATAATTCCGCTCAGATAGCAGTAAAACAATACTCTAAGGCTATTTCAGAAACTCAAACTCAAATGAGTAAGTTAGAAAATCGCGCGGGAGTCACTGGTTTGAGTGGGAGCAAACAAAGCGAAATGCTGAGTACGCTGGCGAACGCCGGGCTTTTTAAAATGGCCGGTGACAGCCTTTCTGGGCTAGCCGGGGTGGCGGTTTCAAGCGCACTTGGTAACACCATCGGCGGAGCGATTCAAAGCACACTCAGCGGAGCGGCTACCGGTGCGGCGATGGGGAGCCTTGCGGGACTTCCGGGGATGGCTGTTGGCGCAGGAGTTGGCGCGGTGTCCGGATTGGTGAACTCTGCTGCCGGAATTTTTTCTTCCCAAGATGAAGCCTTTAAAGGTGCGGTACAGGACAGCTATAACACGGTAAAAGCAGATGAAGAGAATACACTGACACGCGGCATAACGATTGCGGGGCAACGAGAGCAGGATCAAATTGCTTTTTCCCAAAGGCTTGGAAGCGATGAAGCCGCCGAGGAATATTTGGATAAAACAAAAGCGATGGCAACGAAAACCAACTATTCCTATGATGACATCACCGGATATTCTAAAAGTTTGCTGAACAGTTATAAGCCGGATGAGGTATTTAAAGTTCTTCAAACGCTTTCCGATGCAAGCGGCGGCTTGAATCTTGACAGCCAAGGGGTAAATATGTTTATTTCGGGGCTATCTCGAATGAGAACCACAGGAAAAGCGACGCAGGAATATTTAAATTACTTTTCAGAGCGAGGGCTTGACGTTTATAAGGCGCTTAGCAACGCCACCGGAGCGGACGAAAGCAAAATAGCCGGAATGGTGACAAAAGGTGATATTTCAGGCAATACAGCCGCGCAGGCGATTATAGATTATATCAATGAAACTTTCGGCGGGTTATCAGAAAAACAGTCGACCACTTATAATGCTATGGTAGATAATCTGCAAGACCTTCAAAACGAAATGGATGCCGCTATGGGGGAAGGTTTCACGGAAGAACGCAAAAAAGGATTGACGGCCCAGCAGGACTGGCTATCTGGAAAAGATGGGGATAAAATGTCAGATGCTTACTCCATGATAGGGTCGTGGAAAGCGGATCTTGAAAACACAAGGGAAAAAATGATCCGAGACTCAATGAATAAAGCTATGAATGAAGATCCTGAGTTCCAAAAAGCAAAATCTGAAAATGATCGGGCTAAAATGGGAGAAATACTTGCCAAAGCACAGGTGGATGGCGAAAACGAATACAGAAAAACTGCGGGATATAAATTACAGGTGGATACTGAAAAAAGTTTAGTATCTGGAATCCGAGAAAGTATGATTCAGGACGGCGTATATAAAACATATGGATATGATATGGAACAGGAATTTACCAAAGGGTTTGGGGAAAAGTATGCGCAAGATATGTCAACTATTCTATCCCAAATATATCAGCCGGAAAATGCATTGCCAAAAGCTAAAACACCCACACTTGAAGAATCGGAACAAACTCGAATGGATGGCCTGGTTGGGTGGTCACAATCATTATTTGGGAATAAGTCAAAATCCGCAGGGAAAGCCTTTGGCATGGCCCGCGTGCCGTACAACGATTTCCCCGCTATGCTCCATGAAGGGGAGCGGGTGCTGACGGCCAGCGAAGCCAGAGCGCAAAAAACCGCACCTACTATTCATGTTACGGTAACCGGGAATGTCATAAAAGATGAAGCAGACGAAGATAGAATCGCACAAAAAATTGTAACGAAAATTTTGAACGCAATGCAAATCACAAATTAAGCGCCCGCCACCCGGCCGGCGCTTTTGTTATGCCAAAAATTCACGGGGAGGCGGTGCCTATGCTCCGAAAAATAATTTTTAAGTACAATAATGCCGGGTATGATAACGAGCTGATTCTGCCGGTTACTCCGGAAAGCTTTGAGGTGTCGCACGGAATCAACATCGAAACCGTGAATATCCATGCGTTGGGGGATGTGAATATAGCCGGGTATCCAACGCTGGCGACTGTCAGCATCAGTTGCATGTTCCCCGCGCAGCAGTATCCGTTTGTGGTGGGGCCGTTTAACCCTGACCCGTATGTGTTTACCCGTGCGTTTGAGCAGTGGGCAGATACAAGGTTGGTAGTGCGTTTGGTGGTAACCGATACGTCGATTAATATACCGGTGCTGGTGGAAAGCATATCCTACGGCGAAAAGGACGGTACCAACGACGTTTATTCCACCATCAGCCTGCGGGAATACCGGGAAATGATGTTGGTAAAAAAGCAGACGGCCCCGGCGGCGCAGCTGCGAAGCAGCCCAAAAGCTTCCCCAGCCACCGCCTGCGGAGCGGTAAGCTACACAGTAAAAAGAGGGGACACTCTCAGCGCGATCTGCCGGAAGTATTATCAGAATGTGCCACTGTACCCAAAACTGGCAAAGTTAAATGGCATCAAAAACCCAAATCTGATTTTTCCGGGGCAGGTGCTGAAAATACCCGCGAAAAATCAATTGTAGAGAGGGATTGTCTATGCTCCGCTTGCTTGTAAATGGGATCGACGTTATCAATCTGGCCCCTACCGTAACATGGTCCGGTGATTACCTGCAATGTTCCCGCACGATCGAATTTGGAGCGGCTACGTCGCCCACCGATCAGCGGATACCGGTCATAAACTGCCCGCTGGGTGCTGCAGTGCAGCTCCTGCAGGATAACACCTTGCTGTTTGACGGCTTTGTATTTGGGCGGGATAAAGCCACAAACAGCAGCGTGATGGACATTACCTGCTTTGATCGTGGAATTTATATCAAGCGCAACGAAAAATCGTACAAGTTTAAAAACTCCACACCGGAAGCAGCCACGAAGCGAATCTGCGCGGATTTTGGAATCCCGGTCGGGGACATCGTATCCACCGGATACGGTCTGACCCGGAATTTCCCGCAGGAGAAGCTTTATGACATTATCCAGACGGCCTACACTCTGGCATCTGCCAAAACCAAGAAAAAATATCAGGTGGGATTTCGCGGAACAAAGCTCTGCGTGTGGGAAAAATCCGCCATACTAAACGCGCCGCAGATTGCGTCCGGCGTGAATCTCATGGATGCCGCCACCTCAGAGAGCATCCAAAACATGGTGAATCAGGTTGCGATTTACGACAAGAACGATAATCTGGTGAAAACGGTCAAAAATGCTGAACTGGTGAAGCTGTACGGGGTGATGCAATCCGCTATCAAGCAGGCCGACGGAGAGGACACCGCCGCCAAAGCCCAGAAACTGATGGATGATAATGGAGTGGAGCAAAAAATAACCGTGAACTGCCTGGGAGATACCCGTTTCATCACCGGCACGTCTGTTGTTGTGCAAGAGCCATACTCCGGCCTGAAAGGGCTGTTTTACATTGACAGCGACACACACAGTTGGAAAAACGGTGTATACACAAATAAGCTGGTGCTAAATTTTCGCGCGATGATGGACGAAAAGCAATCCGGCAGCGCATAAGGAGGGATCTTGTTTGCAAGGCAATCCGTACTCGAAATTGGTGCAGGCGCTCAGGGATGATCGGCGTATGAGTTTGCCGGCCGCATTTCGGGAGGGGAAGGTGATAAGCGCTAATCCGCTGCGAATGGAGGTAGCCGGGAACATCCAAGAAAAAGAGGATCTGATCGAAAGCCGGGGGCTGCCGATTTTAGAGGTTGGGGATCTTTGTTTGCTTGTCCCTCTGAATGATGAGCAGCAATACTGGATTGTATGTGTAAGGCGGTGAGCAAATGAGTTTATTTCCCATCATCCAGCCGCAGGCGGCGCCAGAGATTGACGTCAGTCTGCCAATGTACCGCGAAACTGCATGGGACTATCAAAAAAACGAACCGATCTGGGAAAACGGAGCCCCGGTGATCGTTGAGGGAAAAGCAGCCGTGCTTGTATGGGCGTGGAATGCTTTGCACACACCCCGGTATCGGTACGAAATTTATAGTTGGGATTTCGGGAACGAAGTGGATAACCTGACCGGGCAAAGCTTTTCAGACGACCTGAAGCGCTCGGAGGCCGCCAGATTCACGCGGGAATGTCTGCTGATAAATCCGTACATAACGGATGTCAAGGATCTGGCCATATCATTTGCGGGTGACGTACTGACAATCAGCGGCACGATTGTGACCGTATACGGGGAGGCGGAGCTGAATGTATGAGGGTATTACACCGGAAAGCATCAAAGCGGAAATTGTGGAAAGCCTTACAACGGATATCGATACCCGGGAGGGCAGCTATGTTGATACATTAATCGGTCCGGTATCACTGGAATTATGGAAAGTTTACACCGCTCTGAATGCCGTGCTGCCGATTGCCTTTATCGATGAAACGTCCGGGGAATACATTGATAAAAAGTGCGCGGAGGTTGGGATCACTCGTAAAAAGGGCACGAAAGCAAAGGTGACGCTGCGGTTTACCGGAACAGAAGGGGCAACGGTTCCGGCCGGCAGCGCGTTTTTGACGCTTGTCGGGCAGGAGTTCATAACGCTGTCAGCCGCGGTAGTTTCCGGCGGCGCCGCGGAAGTTGTTGCCGAAGCGGAGGAGATCGGCGCGGCCTACAATGTCGCGGCGGGGACCATTATCAATCAGTATAACAGCATCAGTGGGATTACCGCGGTAACCAATCCGACGGCCGCCGCCGGCGGGGCCGATGCGGAGAGCGACGCCAGTCTTGTGCGGCGCTATTATGCGTACCTGCAGACCCCAGCCACCAGCGGGAATGTACATCACTATGAACAATGGGCGCTGGAAACGTCCGGCGTAGGTGCGGTAAAGGTAACGCCGCTGCAAAACGGACCGGGAACCGTCGGCGTGCTGATTGTAGGGCCTGAGAAACAGCCGGTAGATAACGCAATCGTAACCGCCTGCGCAGCACATATCGAAGAAAACAGGCCGATCGGACCGGCCGTGACGGTGAGCAGCGCAGAGGGCTTGGAGATCGATGTTACGGCGACGGTGAGCATCAGTATCAGCACTACCGCGGCGCTGGTTCAGGCAGCCTTTTCGGCGGCGCTGGATACTTACCTCAAAAGTATCGCCTTTGTAAAGTACGAGCTGCTGTACAATCAGGTGTCCTATTTGCTGATGGGGATTGATGGTGTAGAGGATTTCGGCAGCCTGCAGATCAACGGCGCCGCGGAAAGTGTGACCATCGCCGCGAAACAGGTGCCAGTGCTCGGTACCGTGGAGGTAACAGTATGAGCCTGATTGATCTTGTGCCGTCTTACCACAAAAGCAGCAAGTACACGGCAGATATTTTGCAGGCGATGGACCGGCAAATCGAAAAGCTGCTGAATGCAAAGGATGATCTGCTGGCACAGCTCAATGTTAAGACGGCCACATGGGGGCTGGAACTGTGGGAAAAGGCTTTAGGTATCCAGATCGATGCAACAAAGCCATACCCGTTCCGCCGCAGCCGAATCGAAAGTAAGCTGCGGGCGCAGGGTATCACCACCAAGATCATGATCAAAAATGTCGCGGAAAGCTTTTCGAACGGTGTTGTTGACATCATAGAGCATCCGGAGCTGTACCTGTTTGATATTAAATTTATCGGTACGCTCGGCATACCGCCTAATATGGACGATCTAAGTGCGGCAATTGAAGAAATCAAACCGGCACATCTGGCGTACCGGTACATTTACACCTTTATCACATGGGATATGGCCGAAGCCTACGGATACTCATGGGATGAATGGGAAGCCAAGAATCTCACGTGGAACGAATTTGAGATTTACAGGGAGGGATAAACTTGCCAAGTGAAAACAAAACCCCGCATTATGGCCTGAATCAATGGCAGGGAAACGAATACCCAAAGCGAGAGGATTTTAATCAAGATAACGCTCTGATGGATGCTGTACTTGCTGCCCATGAGACAGATACCACCGCCCACATGACCCAAGCCCAAAAAGATCAACTCGCTGCCGCCGTGCAGTCCGCGACCATCGGTGGGGTGGGGGTGATTAAAAGCGGCACAACGTTACAGTTGCCCGCATACCCGAACGCCCTGCCCGCCAACGGCGGTACTGCGGCAAACACCACTTCTGTCGCCGGGGCTATGACGGTGTCCACCGCTGCACCTACATCTACCTTGGACGCCGGTAAGTTGTGGGGGGTGTACTAATGCCGGAACTCTGGACGTCATCTGGCGGCGTGAACCGCAAGCTCAAAGAGCTATACACTCCATCTGGCGGAGTCAACCGGAAATTGAAAGAATTGTATGCAGTCAGCGGCGGCGTGAACCGGAAGATTTTTAGCGGGAGCATTCCGGCTACGGAATTACCAGTAGGTACTACCGTTAAATTACTTGAAAACGGCGCTCTTTCAAAGTATAAGATCGTACATCAGGGCTTGCCGTCCTCTCAGTATGCGGCATCTTGCAACGGAACGTGGGTCATGAAATTAGAGCAATATACGGGGTCTGTGTTATTTGGAAATAGAAATACGGTCTACTCTACATCCATTATAGCCACCACATTAAAAAGCTTTACCACAAGATTTGCAAGCGATGTTCGAGCATTTATCAAAACTGTAAAGATACCATACAGTGATAATTATATGACTAGTACCGGTCTAAATCGCGTCTGGTGGGGAGATGATGGCTATTCATGCGACTGTTTTGCTCCATCTTTCATTGAGGTGGGCGGCGATAGCAGTATGGGCTTAAATGTAGCTGCTGATGGTGCGAAGCTTGCTTATTTTCAAGCGGGATCATCAAGTTTTGCGAATGCGTTACGTAGTACTTTTTCCGACGGCTCCGCTTACTGGCTGCGCTCTGTATTTGTTGACGCGGGAGAAGAAGATTGGACGTTCTCCCCCTTGTGCGTTGATACAATCGGAAATATAGCTTACGTCCGCAACCAGACCAGACAAATAAGACCCGTAATGATACTGTCCTCTGATGCGAAATTTTCAGGCACCCCGGACATCGAGGGAGCTTATATTTTGGATACAAATTAAGGAGGTTGATAAAATGTCACAGCAAATCATTTTCGCGGACGGCACCACGATTGATGTCGCCGTCATCAAGGGCCAGACCACCTACCACCAGGGCACGCAGCGGGACAGCCTCGAGATACAGATTACAAAGGGCACGATCTCCTTTGACGATCTGGACGCTCTGACCACCGACAGCGCCAAGACTGACCGTCTGACAATTATTACGCAGGACGGTGACCAGCAGACGCAGGCCGTATACAATCACTATGTTATTCGCGCTGCGCTGGCGCTCAAATCCGTAGAGATACCGGCCACGGAAGATACGGCGGCAGTCACAGAGGACAGGCTTTGCGTCACGCTGGCGCAGCTCACTTATGCGGAGACGCAGCAGGCGGAGCAGGCGGCTGCAATTGCTGATATGCAGGCCGCCATTACCGCATTGGCGTTTGGGGGTGCAGCCGAATGAGTATCTTACTTAAAATTGCCTGCCAAGTAATTGCCCGCAGGAGAGCAAGCGGAGAGGCTTTCGAGGATATAATTAAGGACTACCCGCGCATGACGGCGGCGCAGGTGGTCGAAGTGAAAAAGGAGCTGAATATCAATGCCTAAAATCTGGATTGACGCCGGTCACGGTGGAGCACAGCCTGGGGCCGTCGCCCTCGGCCACGCAGAAAAAGACTTAACCCTGCAGATCGCCGCCCTGCTCGGCGTGAAATTGACCCGCTGCGGTTTTTCTGTGGCGCAAACCCGGACAACCGATATTGACGTAGATTTAGATACCAGGGGCCCAAAAGCCAACGATTGGGGCGCTGATTATTTTGTATCCGTCCATCTCAACGCAGGCGGTGGGCACGGCGCGGAAACCTGGTGCAGTATCACGGGCGGCAAAAGCAAGGCGCTTGCACAGTGCATCCAGGCTGAGCTGGTGGGTCTGGGGTATGTCGACCGTGGCGTAAAGACACGCAAGGGCGACGACGGGCGCGATTACCTGGCCGTGATCCGGCAGACCAATATGCCCGCCGTGCTGGCCGAGGTTGGATTTATCGACAGCACCGAGGATATGGCCCGTTTTGATGCCGCAAAGGCAGCGCAGGCCATTGCCCGGGGCATCTGCAAGCACACCGGCACCGCGTACAAGCAGGCGGCCACGGCCCCTACATTTACCTCTCCGCCCATCGCTGGCCTGACGCTGGACACCAGCAGCAAAGACATGGTGGCCGGGGAAAAATACACCGTGCTGGCAAAATGCAAGGACAAGCCCGCCGTTACCACCACCGGACGCGACGTGATTGCCGTATCGGAACCGCGGCTTGACCCGAAAGGCCGCGGCTGGTTGATCGACGTGCAGGGACTGCCGCTGGAGCCGGTGGTGAGGCATGGACATATCACTGTAAGTGCTGCCGGGCAGACTGTGCAGTGCAATTTTAACGTAACTTGAGGAGGAAAACTAATGGCTTTATCTGCAAAATCTATGTACATTTCGGTGCTGACCGTCTTTTCCGCAGCCGGTGCTGCTGTTTTGTCAGCCCTGGGCGGCTGGGATACCAGCTTACAGTTTTTGATCGGCATCATGGCCGTAGATTACCTGCTGGGCATCCTGATCGCTCTGGTATGGCACAAATCCCAAAAGACTCCAGACGGCACATTCGAGAGTAACGCCTCGCTGAAAGGCCTGCTTCGCAAATTCAGTGTGTTGCTGATCGTTTATGTCGCGGTGCAGCTTGATACCGTAGCCAATACCGGCGGGTACCTGCGCACTGCGGTGATTTTGTTTTTTATCGCAAATGAGGGATTTTCTGTGATCGAAAACCTCGGAATCATGGGTGTGCCGATGCCTCCGGCAGTTAAAAACGCATTTGCGGCGATCAAGAGCAAAGCGGATAAAACTGAATAGATATGACAAATCCCGCCCTGTGTAAAATGCAGGACGGGATTTTTTGTTTACAGGTACTTTAACATTTGAATTAGATATTGACCTTTCATTACCTCTGTCTCGTCTCGATCTAATGGTCGTCTTCCAAAATTCACAAACCCATTCTTGTTGTAAAAGTCTAGCAGTTTAGGAGAGTCTTCGCACTCTAAATATACAATTTTGCCTCCAATAAGTTCCTGCGCCATTGCAACTCTTTCACATGCTAATCTGAGTAGCTCGTCTCCAGTTATTAATTTATTATATTCATTAGTAAAATTTTTCCCAAGTTGGGCAATAAGCGGAGCTGCAATTAAGTAAGCTCGCAATTCGCTGTCGTATGTAGCAAATTTATTGATTCTTTTTCTCATTGTTTTGCTTACGGCCAATTTATCAATATTAAGGCTTTTAATATTAGTGGTATAATAAGCTATGAGAGCCAATTCTTTTTTATACGAAGTAAAAATCAAATATGTAGGTGCGATCTTTTGCTTTGCAAATTCAATTCCAGTATGCTTTAAATAGTGCTCAACGTCAATATTATGTGGGCACGAAAAATTGGAGAGAATAGCTTTTGTACTATCCTCTCCAATTTGTTCAATTAAGTCTATTAAAGAAACTTGTACGTAACCGTCCATTTATCTCGCTCCAAATACTTCCTTGATTTGATCGCCCTTTAAATCCTGTACTTTCCTAGAAACGTGAACTTCAATGCTGTGTTTGCCTTTGGCACTTTCAAGGGCATTAATCAACTGACTGGCTAAGCGTTTATCACGAATGCGGACGGTTTTACATATACTCTTTGTCGCCATAGAAATCATCCTTTCTAACGCTTACCGTATAACAAAGCAAAGATATAAATTAAAATAGACAAATCTATACCCAGCACAAAGTATGCTCATCTGTAACTTCATTATACACTAAACAACTCTAAAATCAACACCAAAATCTACCAAATTCTTTTAAAATCGTTATCCATTCATACTATATGCACAATATATAGAAACCTTTCCAATAATCATCTTCTTAGTAATCTATATTTAGAATTAAAAAAGTTAAATCTTTCCCTCTTCAAACCAAGCTCCGTAAAATCTCTTCTTTTATTTTCTCACAACTTCTATTTTCTCGGTAAGCCACTCAACCATAGCAGACCGACCGATGTCGCTTAGCTCAAATTCTGCACGCTCTAAAATCTCTGCCTTTTCATAACAGTTCGGTTCCAACCATATTTCCACGGCCAGATTATCGTCCTCAGGACCTATTTTGTAACGTGTCCCTTTTGCACTGCCTTTGTAAACGCCGCCGTTCTGAAAATACAGCAGCCCCGGTAAATCTAACAT